TAGAATGGTTAAAGAGTTATATACAAAACGAGCTAGACAAAGCAAGGGAAGAGGGAAAGAGAGAAGCACTAGAGCAGATACAAAGGGTTATGGAAGATGAGATGTTAGTAATTGCAAGAGAAGGAACTGACATATTAGAAAAATACATAGAAAGGTGGATATCTAAATTAAAGGATAGTAAGTAATATGAAGAAGAAAGAGGAAATAGTAGAAATAGATATTGGAGATATGAAGTTTGAGGTTAAACACGAGAAGAGTATATTGCACCACTACGAGGTGTTTAGGACACACGAGATAAACATTTTGGACATTTAATAGAACTACCATTTAAGGAATTTGAGTTTAGTATTGATACTGTAGATGGAAAACACAAGTTACACCTAGATAGAATAAAAGAGAGATTATCTAAATTAAACAAATAAGGTAAATGAAAGAAATAAAAACAGAATTAAGACCTATCAAAATGTGGCTGGAAGATATAGAAGACGGTGCTATGCAACAAATTAAAAACATAGCTAATCTCCCATTTGTTTATAAGTGGGTTGCAGTAATGCCAGATAGTCACCAAGGGTATGGTATGCCAATAGGTGGTGTGGTTGCACTTAAAAACATTATATCTCCTAACATGGTAGGTGTTGATATAGGTTGTGGTATGTGTGCTATCAATACACATATTGAAGCAGATACAGTTACTAAAGACCAATTAAAAGAGATACTTGGGAGAATTAGGGCAGTAGTGCCAGTAGGGTTTAAGCACCATAACCACGAGCAAGACATTATGTTAATGCCGGATATGAAAGATTTAGATATGCCAGTCGTTAGAAGAGAATATAAGAATGCTAGAACGCAGCTAGGGACACTGGGAGGGGGCAATCACTTCATAGAATTGCAGGAAAGTGATGAAGGAGAGCTGTGGATTATGTTACACTCTGGGAGTAGAAATTTAGGTAAACAGGTTTGTGATTATTATAACGATAAAGCAATAGAGGTGGCAAAGAAGTGGTATATCCCAAATGTAGTTGAACAGGATTTAGCATATTTTCCTGCTGATAGTGAATTAGGAAAAGCGTATATTGAGGAAATGCAATACTGTGTTGACTTTGCGTTTGCTAATAGGTCGTTAATGATGAATAGGGTAGTTGAATGTGTGGCAAATGTTTTAGGGGAGTTCTCGGTAGGAGAGCCAATGATAAACATAGCACATAATTATGCTTCTTTAGAAAATCATATGGGTAGTAATGTCTGGGTTCATAGAAAGGGGGCAACTAGAGCATATGAAGACGAAATTGGAATTATACCTGGCAGTATGGGAACAAAGTCTTACATTGTTAAGGGTTTAGGTAACCCACAATCATTTAAGAGTTGTTCACACGGAGCTGGCAGAGTAATGAGTAGAAGCCAAGCCAGTAGAGAACTAACCTTAGAAGAGGTAGAGAAAGCTATGGAGGGTATTGTATATGGCAGGTGGGGTAAAGACAGGAAGGGAAGAACGGACTTCGGAGAAGCACCACAAGCATATAAAGATATAGATGTAGTTATGGAAAACCAGAAAGATTTAGTAGAGATAGTAACAGAATTAAAACCACTGGCAGTTGTAAAGGGTTAACAGGGTGTGGCTCAGATGGCTAGAGTGCCTGCATTGGAAGCAGGAGGTCGCAGGTTCAAGTCCTGCCACCCTGATATTAAATTAAGTAAATAGTAATATGGAGATTTAGAGAAAGACCAAAATCCAGATGAATGGTTGTGGAATAGGATAAAGCAAGAACTATTCAAAGAAAGGGAAAAGGGGAAGATAGAAATAATAGACAAAATGATGTCAGCAATTGGGGGAGAGAGAGAGTTCCTAGAAAGTATGCTATCTAAATTAAACAAAGAAGAATAAATGAATAAGCTACAAAAAGATATGGCGATCTTACTAGCTCTGTTTGGGGTAGCACTCTTAACCATTGTTATTACAGGGATTTTAGTTGTTATACAGTTAGCATGAAAGTAATACAAGTAGAGTTAAAGAATTACAATAGAAGAGCAGACTCTAGTGTGTCATTTAGGGCGGATTCTCTCATAGAGTTGTCCAGTAAGGAGATAGGGGAGGTCGATAGTTACAGGGGTTCTGTAGGGTTTCTAGTATTGACAGATATTATGATAGGAAATGAGGTTAAGGTTGATGTAAATGAGATACTTAAAAACCTACCAGAGAATGACGCTATAGACAATTACAAGAGTCCAAGTAAAAGGTTTAGGGATATACTTTGGAGATTACTAGAGCAGGATCTTGGAAGGAAGCCGAGTAAGGAAGAGTTTGCAGACTACTACAAGAGAGAGTATGACAAGATATGTAGTCATTATAAAGATAAGTTTGATGAGGATTTAGTATGAAAAAGACTAATAAGTGTGAATTATGTGGAAAGAGATATAAGTATCCAGAATATAGTCTTGCAGGGGATGTGAGGGAGAGGATTTGTTTTACTTGCGAAATGGCAAAGAAATTAGTTGAAGCTACTGAGGAGGCGTTAGTTTCCCAGTATGGAGCGCGATACTTGAACTTCTTAGAAAGATATTTGAACTGGAGGGGGGAGAAATGATAATAACACTACTAATAGTTTGGTTGTTAAGTGCTATATTTAATATATCGTTTTGGACAATGCTTTTAATAACAGTAATAATTTTAATTTTATTCAATAACTAACATGATAGAGAAACAAGGAAAGAAGTACTACACAATGCATGAGGTGAGTCAATTAACAGGGGTAAACATGATCACGGTGTACAGGAGGGCAAGGACAAGGGACGTCGATGTAATTATTCACGAGGGACACAAACACCTAAGTGAAGATTCATTTGATATGATAAAGAAAATGGGTAGTCCAGGCCGACCTCCAAAGAAGGAGATTGACAAAGCAGTCGATATGGGTTAAATTACCTAATAACGTTTTAACGAACACAAATGCCCCGAAAACCTAGTAAAAAGACACTAAGGAACAAATTAGACAAAGCATGGTCACAACTTGTAAAGCTTCAGGCAGGAAACAAATGTGAAGTATGCGGAAGCTCCGAGACGTTAAACAGCCATCATATTGTAGGAAGAAGAAACCTCCGTTTAAGGTGGGAGGTTATGAACGGCGTATGTCTTTGCGTAAAGCACCACAAGTTTGGTAATCAGTCTGCACACGAAAACCCTGTGTGGTTTGAAGACTGGCTAAAAGAAAACAGGGGACAGGATCTCAAACTCATTAGAAGCACTATGAATGAAATCCAGAAGTGGACTATTGAAGATATGCAAGAGAAGTTAAAGGAACTCGAGGAAGACCTAGAGGCTATTTAAATTTTATTTTAGGGTGATGGCCAAGAAATATTTTTGTAAAGACTGCGGAGAGGAGAAGAGCCCTAAGGGGGTATACTGTAAGGTGTGTAGGTATAAGTATGCAAAAAGGCCATCTGGGCTTAAGTATAACATTAAAGTTAAAAACAAGGCCTGGTTCAAGAAAGGAAACGTGCCTTGGAACGAGGGTAAGAAGCTCCCTTACGATGTATGGAACAAGGGGACAAAAGGGGTAGTGAAGGAGAACAGGACCTCCTTTAAAAAAGGTGAGAATGTAGCAGATGAAAACTTTGCCTGGAAGGGTGATAGAGTTGGGTATTTTGCACTACATACATGGATGAGGAGAAACTTTGATTGGGCAGAGGAGTGTAAGTTTTGTGGCTCTAAGGACAACTTGGAGTTAGCAAATATAGAGTATATTTATAACAGAGACCCAAAGAACTGGGAAGTTCTCTGTCATGGGTGTCATCAGAAGTATGACCGCCAGAATAACTGGGGTTATGCTACTGAAAAATTTAATTTAAGGGGAGGATTAATTTATGAGTAAGAAAAAAACGAGGGTCGCCATAACGGGAGCTTCGGGCTTTGTAGGGTCGCACCTTGTAGAGCACATAATGAAGACAACGGATTGGGAGGTGGTAGCCCTGGTCAAAATGGACAGGACAGGGGACCTAAACAGGCTACAGGAGATTGTAGACGACCACCCAGAGTGGAGAGAGAGAATCATAGTAGTAAGGCACGACCTTAACGACTCCATGAACTCGGTGCACAAGCACATAGGGGAGGTGGACTATATTGCACATTTGGCAGCTTGTTCCCATGTAGACTACTCCATTAAAGAGCCAGTAGAGGTGTTTACCAACAATGCTAGGACAACAGCCCAGGCTTTAGAGTATGCAAGGACAAAGCAACCTAACCTAAAGAAATTCCTATACTTCTCTACGGATGAAGTTTATGGACCAGCACCAGAAGGTTATGACTTTACAGAAGAAGACAAAATGCATCCTAGCAACCCTTACAGTGCAGGGAAAGCAGCAGGAGAGGAAATCACAATAGCCTACGGAGTTACCTACGGGTTACCATACTTGATTACCAACACTATGAATATCTTTGGTGAGAGGCAAGACCCAGAGAAGTTAATACCAAAGTCTATGCAATTCCTTAATGAGGGAGAGCCTATGACTATACACGGGACACCAGGAAACATAGGTAAGAGGCACTGGTTGCACGCAAGGAATGCAGCAGATGCTACTGTATTTTTACTTCAGCACTCTATCGTTAATGATAAGGTTCACATAGTAGGAGACATAGAGCTTAATAACTTAGAAGTGTTTGAGATGATAGCAAAGGCAATGGGAAGGAAGAAGATAGAAGAAGGAAAAGACTATGTATTTGTAGACTTCCACAGCACTAGGCCAGGACACGACAGTAGGTATGCAATGAGTGGGGATAAGTTGGCAAGTCTGGGTTGGGTTCCACCAGTAGGGTTTGAAGAGAGTCTTGAGAAGACAGTTAAGTGGACAATGGAGAGACCTAATTGGATAGCTAAATAAATTTAGTTTCTGCCCAAATGAATAAGACCGAGGCCCGTTTTAGCACAAGTAGCGAGGGGATAGCTTCTTTTATGATATGGCACTCGGTCTACCCCGATCGTCTAGCAGAGCTCTCAACTGGTCCTGTATTGCTTTTCTTTAAGGATAAAGACTACAATGGTATAATATACAAGTACTGGAAGGGTGAGGCCATACCAATGTGTGAAATGGCGGAATGCCTAGCAGTAGTCCAGAAGATATTTAGACTAGGCACAATAGACAATGATTGGTTCTTTGATATGTGGGACGAAATATATGACATAAGGGGAGACTACAAGAACCAAGGCAATTTAAGTTTACTAGAAGAAGACGATGGGTGTGAGTAAGGCATACACAATAGACTTATACGACAAGGAAAGGATGAAGAAGTACCAAGAGAACTACGAAGCAATATTTGGCAAGAAGAAGAAAAAGAAAAAGAAGATAGTAAAATAACCTGTAATTCGTAATGACAAAAGAGATAACAAAAGTAGTAGAAGAAAGTGAGAATAAGGGAATACAGTCTGGAATAGACAGGGAGTTCTTTATTCTTTACTGCGAAGAGAAGGAACAGTTGAAAAAGAGTATGGACAGTCTCATTGACTTAGCAGAGAACTCAGAGGACGAGAGAATTAGGGCAGATATTAACAAGTACATCATCAACCAGATAATAGGAAGTGCTAAACAATCGGCAGAGATAGAGGCAAGGGGGGTAGAAATTATAGTTAAGTCGGGGATATTAAATGACAAGGATTCAGACCAAACAGACCAAACAGATAAGTCTTAACCTGTGGTATCCAGAGTTCATCTTACCGGCATTAAGAGACACTACTCATATAACTGTTATACCAGCAGGTAGACAGATAGGTAAAACTCAAAACACGGCTCAATGGCTTATTGAGGAAACCATGAAACTAGGAGTACAGACTCTCTGGGTTGATACGGTTCATGGCAACATTGACAAGTATGTTAAGAGGGTATTTTTACCAGCATTAGCTCCCGTTATCAAGTATGTTAAGTGGAACGAGCAAAAGAAGGTTTTAGACTTACCAAGGGGTGGTATAGACTTTGGTTCTTCTCAGAATCCACAGAACTTAGAGGGTTTTAATTATCCTAGGGCTGTACTTAACGAGGCGGGGCATATTCTTAAAAAGGAGTCTCTCTGGTACAACACGCTAGGTGCTATGATTAAGGACGAAAAGAATCAGACCAAGGTTATAGGAACTCCAAAGGGAAAGGGACTGTTTTCTAAGTTGTACGAGAAGGGGTTGGCTGGAGATTCTGGTTATGCTTCCTACAGATATACTGTGTATGACTCCCCTTTTTGGAATAACGAGCAGATAGAGAGTGTTCGTGTCTCTACACCTACGGCCATATTTAACCAGGAGTATTTAGCCTCGTTTGAAGACTTTGTAGGGCTTATTTATCCTGACTTTAACCATGAAAGACACATGACTTCTTACCCAGACAAAGACATTAGGGACATATTCTTTATAGGTATAGACATAGGTTGGACTAATCCCACTGCAATCCTTTTAATGAAAGAGGACATAAACCACAACCTTTATGTGTTAGACGAAATACAGGATGTTTCTTTAGACGCCCCAGGAATCTCAAGACAAATACAGTCTATTTTGATTCGAAATGATGTGAAGAAAGCAGATATAAGTTCTTTTATTATTGACCCAGCAAGTAGGAAGACAGAAAGCACAAGTACAATGTCTATGTTTGACCAGTTAGTAGAAGAGGGTTGGCCATTGGTATCGGGTAACAATGATGTATTGGCAGGTATTAGTAGGGTAACAAGGTTACTAAAAGAGAATAAACTATTCTTTACAAACAAGTGTGAGAAACTAAGACAAGAGATAGAGGAGTATCACTGGAAAGAAGTTCCGGAAGATTCAGACCAAGACAGGAACAGGCCATTTAAGGTGAAGGATCATAGTTTGGACGCAATGAGGTATGTGGTAATGAGCAGACCGGACTACTTTGAACACCCAAGACTAGACGATTACGGAAGAGTTATTAGTGATACAGAAGACATTACATACCAAGACCCTGAGCAAGACGATATTATTGACTTTTTAGACGAGGGTGGAGACTTAATGGAGGACGGAGGGAGTATTTATTAGTGTGATATAATTAATATATGGAACTAATGTTAGCAATTATAGCAGGAATAGCGGTGTTGGGCTTAATAGCCATGGGAATTGTTATTGTTATTACTTCTAAACAGGAAAGAGAGAGTTTACACCAGTTAATTAAGAGTAAGGATTTGGTAGAGTATGTATCAGCACAGGACGATGAGGATGAAGAACCAGAGGAGCCAGAGGTAGAGATAGACATTACAGACATACCAGTTTTAACAGAAGAATCGAGGGAATAAGTTTACATAAAGAGCTATGGCAATTAAAGACGCTGTTAAGGGCTTAATGGGAAAGCCAGAAAGGGAAGGTGAGGAGCAATACGATGAGACATACTGGTTAGAATACACAGACGCCAAGTTTCAAGAGAGCAAGAACTTTAGGAGTTCTAATATTGAACGACAGTGGTTTATCAATGACGCTTATTACAGAGGGTGGCATAATGTTAAGTACAACAAGGACACAGGCAAACTCAGTTGGGGTAGTAAAGACCCATTGGACTTTCAGATTAACCAGGTGTATTCCATTTGTAGGGCTATTAGGGGTGCTGTAACAAGGACTCAGCCTACATGGGATGTTGACGCTTTGCCTTACGCTACTGTTGAGCCAGAATCTTCACAAGTATTGGGACAGTATTTAGCCTTTGTTTATGACAAGTTAAGAATGAAGCAGTTAGTTAAGAAGGCTGTTTTATTTGGTTTGCTTTATGGACAGGGAATATTCCAGTATGGTTACGACGCAGAAGCAGACAATGGGGAAGGATTGCCATGGGTGCAAGTCCTAGACCCATTTGACACATATATTGACCCTTACGCTACGGATATAAGGAATGCAAGGTATGTGGTTAAAGTAATATCAAGACCTAAAGAGATAGTAGAGCAGAATCCTAACTACGACCAGGAAGCTATAAAAGACTTATCCTCAACAAACAAGACTTCCGAGAGTATGTATAAGGAGCTTATTAACACTAACACTAATGACACTACAGCCACGGGAGATAATATGTTACTTCACGAAACATGGTGTGTTACCAAGGAGGGTATAAGAGTAATAACAACCTGTGACGGAAAGATACTAAGAAATGAATTGACCAACTTTAAGAAGCTACCTTTTGAGTTATACTTCCCAGACATTAACCTCAACGAGATTTACGGGGAAGGTTGGGTTAAGAACATAGTGCCCCTAAATAAAGCATTGAATTACTTAGAGAAATCTATACTCGAATACAACATACTCTTTAGTAAGGGTAAGTATACAACCGACAGTAATTCAGGCATTAAGATAATCAATAACAAGAACGGACAGATACTAAGGCACAAACCAGGACACAACATACAGCAGATGGACATGAAGCCAATGAGTTCAACACCATTCAAGCAAATAGACAACCTGAAGGATTATATGCAAAACATAGGAGCGGCTCACGAGGCGTTCATGGGTAAAGCCCCTCAGGGAGTAACAGCAGGGGTAGCCTTTGATACTCTAGTAGCTAACGCTTACACCAACATTGTAGACTTAATAGACAACCTAGCAGACACCTTAAGCAGACTTGGGGAAGATATATTGAATCTAGGTTATGACTACCAGTTGATTACCAAGCCATTCAGAACAGAAACAGGAGATGTTTACTCAGTTATTAGTGGGCAAGTAGAAGAAGTGCCAGAAGGGGTAGTAGAGATACCTAGAAACCCAGAGGTTAAGGTCAAGATAACAGGCGGTATTTCACACACTAAGGAGGGCAAGAGAGAGATTCTAACCATGTTAAGAGGTGGAGGTGATATAAGTAGACAGACACTACTACAAAACTTTGACATAGACCCAGAAGAAGAGAAGGCCAGACTTATAGAGGAGAAAATGGAAATGATAGAAATGGCTATGGCTCAGGAGCAGATGATGGCCCCACAAGGACCACCACCAGTAGAGGGAGTAGCCCCTGAAATGGAGCAACAGATACCACCAGAGAGTGAATTGACAGCGGGATTATAAGAAAACTTGTGATTTTTGCGTAGGGGGTCTTCCTCGAACCCCCTGCACAAAGGCTCATAAGTGCCTATGCTATAATAGTGTATAGGTCACAAGCCTAGTTCTTTATATAATTTTATCCACCTGATCGTCACTGAAGACGTTAAAATGTAGGTATATTTATGGATAATGAGGTAAATGATGTAAACACAGTAGAGCAAACTACTGACTCCTCATCAGAGTATGAAAAAAGCACACAGGAAGATACTTCCATTTCTGCTGAAGAGCAGTCAAACACTCAAGTATCGGAAGGTGATGAAAATGTCACGGATTCTTTAGAGGAAAAGAAGATTCCTTATGACAGGTTTCAAGAGAAGGTTCAGGAGCTCAATTCTATGAAAGAGCAAATGGCCGAACTCAAGGCAAAGGCAGAAATAGCGGACAGGCTAAGTCAGGCTGTTAATCCTCAGGTAAATTCTCCTGAGCAACAAGCAAGACAAAGGCAACTGGACGCAGCCAGAAAAGAGCTTGAGGCTATGGGTTACGTTGACGAGACTAAGGTCGACCAACTAGTAGAGCAAAAGCTGAATGCGTACAAATGGCAAGAGAGGTTCGTTAGTCAAATGGACTCTTTAGCCAAGAAGTACACAGGTAAAGACGGAGGTCCTAAATTTGAGGCTGAGGAAGTCGCTAAGTTTATGGACGAGCAAATGGCAAGAGGGAATCAGATAACTGACCCTGAAGTGGCATTTAAGCTCATGAATCTTGACCAGATAGCAGACAGCAAAGCTAAAGCCCAGAAGTCAAGCACTTACAGCGAATCGCCTGGTAAACCGATTCATTCAGAAACGGACCAGAGGAAAGCTGATTTGGAAGCCGCTGCCAAAACTGGGAAGATATCGGAGTTCTTGAAAAAGTACGCCGCTCCCAGCGAATAATCGAGGCTTTAATTTTACAATTTGGTTCAAATGGCAAACTTTACAACATACGACAAGACCACGAACCATGAAGACCTAACTGACGTTTTAGTCACAATGGGACAGATGAAGAACCCTATGTTCTCCAATCTCCCCAAGGTTAAAGCAAAGGGTGTTCTTCATGAATGGCCAATTGACTCCTATGCAGACGCAGCTGACAATGCACAGATTGAAGGTTTTTCCTACAGTTTTGGTTCATTAACAGCTCCTACTAGAGGTCAAAACTACACACAGATATTTGTAAAAGATGGAAAAGTTACCAAGACTCAAAGAGCAGTAGACCCAGCAGGGTACAAAGATGAGTATGCTTATCAGGTAGAGAAAGCTCTTAAAGAGATTGGTAGAGACATCGAAAAAGCTTTTATCAATGGTAGTGCAGCCGGTAGTGGTGCAACAGGAACAGCTAGAACTTTGAAAGGTATCCTCGCTTGGATAACCTCCAACGTTTCTACTGGAACCGGAACAGGAAGGGACATCCAAGAGGCTGAGTTAAACAGCTTACTTGCTGATATTTATGCAGCAGGTGGTGATCCTGACACCATTTTAGTAGCTCCTAAACAGAGAAACAAAATGGGAGACTTGTTCGAGAGTTCAAGGCAGTTCGTAGACAGTGTAAAGACTTTCACATCTGCAATCGCAGTTTATGAATCCAACTTTGGTATGATGCAAGTAGTAACGGATATTCAAATGCCTAACTCAGTAATTGCTGTGTTAGACTCAAGCACTTGGAAGATTCCACAACTACGACCAGTAGCAAAGGAAGAGACAGCTAAGGTTTCAGACGGTGACGGATTTGTAGTAGTCGGTGAATTGACATTAGCTTCTTACGCAGAGAAGTACAATGGACAAATCACAGGACTCGCATCCTAATAGTCTTACTAAGGTGAGGGGCTTCGGCCCCTTGCCGGTCTTAATTTAGAGGAAGTATCATGGCAAAAACAGAGGAAATACTAGAATCAATCGCCCCGAAAAACGACAGGGAGCGACTCATTTTCAAAGAAGCAATACAAAACATAGTAAGGAAATTAGACAACCAGAACAAGAAAATGGTTGACAACAACATTCCCTTATTTAAAGCTAACTACAAGCAGAGGAAGGGTGGCGACGGCTTTTCAAACGACAGGGAAATGCGATTGGTTGCAGTAATTCCTACTGAAATGGTTACAATAGCTAAAAAGATGTACGGAGACGATGTGTTAACTAACAAGGCCAAGTTTAGAGAAGCCTTTGTTAAAAACGAAGAGGGTAGGTATTGTTTAACAGTTGACCCTAAAAGTATATAACTTAAATCGAGGAAACTCATGGAAAAGAGACTACTTAGAGTGTTATGGTTACCAGCTGACGACGGGGGCTGTGGTTATCATAGGGTTAGAATGTTCGACGAGGCCTTTAACAGGCTTGAACTAGCAGAGAGCCTTGTACTTGACCCTAGTGAAGACGAAAAAGAGACTAGGGTAGCAGTAGAGTATGCTGATGTAGTAGTAGCAAGGCTTAATACCACCCCCTATACGAAACTAATCAAAAAGACTTGGCCTAACAAGGTTGTAGTGTTTGACCACGACGACAACACCTTAGAAACAAAACCGAGCAACCCAGCGTACAAGGACTTTGGTACCGAGGATGTATGGGTGCCAGTTGATGATGTAAAAGAAACGACTGCTTACAAAGAAGCTACAGTAGGGACTAAACTAAAAATGGAAGAGAGAGGAGAGGTACCTTTATGGGTTACAGGAATAACACAAGGATTTAATAGGTATAACAACCTAGACCACCACATGAATTTAATATGGAACTTGTCGGCGTGTAATTTAGCTACTTCGCCTGTACCGGAACTTACTCAGAAGTGGGGGGCGTACAGCGATCTGGTAGCGACCATACCGAACTGTTTAGACATGAGATACTATCCTGATGTAGAAGTTAAAAGAAAAAGAGAAAAGGGAGAGATTAGAATAGGTTGGAGTGGAGGGAGTTCCCATAGTATGGACTTAAAGACGATTATTCCTTCTATTAAGAAACTAGCTAAAAAGCATAATGTAAAGCTTGTAATAAGTGGCAGTAACTTTCCTGAAATCTTTGGTCAATTAGAGGGCATTGTAGAGTATCATCCTTGGACTAAATGGGAGGCACATCCTTACAGAATGAAACTACTTGACCTAGACTTTGCTATTATTCCACTAGCTGATGATGAACACTTTAACAAATACAAGAGTGAACTTAAAATGATGGAGTTTGCAGCCCTAAAGGTTCCTATGATAATCAAGGACCAATTACCATACTCCCCATACATTAAGAAAGGCGAGAATTGTCTAGCCTATAAGACCGAAGAAGAATTAGACAAATGTTTAGAGCTTATGGTAAAGGGTAAAAACAGGGACAAAATGATAGAAAATGCCTACGAATGGGTAACTACACACAGGAATTTAGACAAGATAGCCCCAGACGTTGTCAAAGTTTACAAGAGTCTTACACCAGAGAAAACACAAAATCTCGTGGTATAATTAAATAAGGAATCGAGGAACTTAATTTAGAATGTACTATAATGACGTTTCTCGAAATGCAGACCCGTGTGGGGGAATTGATAAACCAGAGTGTAACAACAGACAATCTCACAGTTACTGAAACAGAAGTTAAAGCTAACCTTAATCGAGGTTACCAAAAGGTTGTTAATCGTATTGCTTCCTTGGCACAGGACTACTATGTAAGGCTTTCTAAAGCCAATTTAGCTGCTAACCAGAGTCTTTATGGACTTCCTAGCGACTACAGGAGAATGATAAGGGTTGAAATAGGCCCAGAGTCTTCTGCAACCAGATATAAAGCCTACAGAGTTGATACCAACGCATATGGAGACCCAGTCGATGAGTACATAGACTCAACTAATCCTCAGTATAGTATTCGTGGAAAGAATATCGAGATTAAACCAACCCCAACAGTAGCAGTTACAGACGGGTTGTGGATGTATTACGTTGAAACAGTTAATGATTTGAGTGCAGATGATGACGAGCCTAATTTACCCCCAGAGTTTAGTGATTTACCAGTAGAGTATGCTGTGGCTAAGGCTAAGGCAAGACTGGGATTAATGGACGAGGCACAAATGAGTTTAGCAGAGTTTTACAGGGAATTAGAGGAAATGACAGGGGTATTAGTAAATAGTAACAGTGATGATCCTGAGCAGGTGGTAATAAGGGACGATTATTTTTAAAGGTTCTTTAAATGACAAACTGGACAGAAGTTGAAGACGTAACAACTGAATACGGGAGTGGAAATGCCTTAGACGCTATGCTCTCAGAAGACGGTGAGTATATGTTGACCGAAGATGGTGAATATATAGTCGCAGAAGGTACGCAGACGAGCTATACAGAAGTAGAGGACTCAACTGAGAGGTACATTCCTTTCGGTGTTGGCTTAAAAATTGCTACGGAGACATTTGATTGGCTTTTAACAGAAGGAACGAGAATAAGGTTAGTACACAGCAAAACAGATTACGATGAGGTAGGAGACGTAAGTACAGTTTGGACAGAGGTCGGGGACGCTTAATTTAGAAGTATATAAATGGCTAGAGAAGAAAAAACAATATCAGAATTAACAAGTCTTGCTACAGTAAATAGGAGTGAAGACCTAATACCTGTAGTTGATGTTAGTGATACAACAGATTCAGAGTATGGGACAACTAAAAAGACCTTAGTTAGTGAGTTTATTGGAGACACAGGGGCTACAGGTCCCACCGGTTCGACAGGTGCGACTGGCCCGACTGGAGCGGACTCAACGGTTACTGGTCCCGCTGGGCCAACTGGTAGTCAAGGAGTTACGGGTCCCACAGGTCCAACAGGTGTAACAGGTGCAGATTCTACAGTTGAAGGTCCTACGGGCCCCACAGGGCCTCAGGGAGTGCAAGGAGAGGTGGGTGTCACAGGTGCCACGGGTCCTACGGGAAGTACAGGGACGACTGGAGTAACGGGAGCCACGGGTGTTACCGGACCTACGGGTTCAACTGGAGTTCAAGGCAGTACAGGCCCTACCGGACCAACTGGCTTACAGGGTGATCAGGGAATCACGGGTGCTACCGGTCCCATTGGGGTTACTGGAGCTACTGGACCTACAGGTAGTACGGGAGCCACGGGACCTACAGGGGCTGACAGTACAGTAACGGGCCCTACAGGACCTACGGGTATTACAGGACCAACTGGAGCTACTGGGGCGACAGGTGCTACAGGGGTCACAGGACCTACAGGGGCAGACTCAACAGTCACAGGTCCAACAGGACCAACTGGAGCTACAGGAGCTACAGGAGCTACAGGTAGTACGGGAGTTACAGGGATCACAGGTTCTACTGGAGCTACAGGCTCAACCGGAGCTACAGGTCCGACAGGAGCTACTGGAATTACGGGAGCTACAGGTTCTATAGGTGCTACTGGGCCAACGGGAATTACTGGAGTTACAGGGACGACTGGCGTTACAGGTCCCACAGGTCCCACAGGCCCGACAGGTGCAGATAGTACAGTAGCGGGACCAACTGGACCAACGGGAAGTACAGGGGTGACAGGGATTACAGGACCGACAGGCCCGACAGGGGCAACCGGAATAACAGGACCAACAGGCTCAACGGGTATTACAGGAAGTACGGGACCCACAGGCCCAAGTGGTGCTAATGGTTCTACAGGAGCGACTGGCCCTACTGGTGCAACAGGCCCTACAGGACCCAACTCAGTAACTACTTCAACAACAACTAACCTAACAGGGTATCTTTACGGAGATGGAAGTAATGTGGGGACTAAGGGAACGGAGGATGGATGGATACCAGCAGGAGAGACTTGGACTTATGCTAGTGCAGACGACCCAACCTACACTTTTACAATATCAGGAGATAAAACCTCTAAGTATAGTGCAGGTATGAGAATCAAACTAACAGATAGTGGAACTCAATATTTTATAGTTACTAAGGTAGCGTACTCTAGCCCTAACACCACAATAACTGTTTATGGTGGTACAGATTACGATTTGAGTACAGGTACAATAACCAACCCTTACTATTCTATGGTAAAAGCCCCACAAGGATTCCCTTTGAGTCCTACAAAATGGCAAGTACTAGTAACTGACACTGCAGATAGAACACAGGCTAGTCCGACAGAAGGTACTTGGTATAATATTGGTTCTACAAACCATCAAATCTCTGTACCCATAGGGGTTTGGGACTTATCTTTCTTTGCACTTTCCAGGATTACTTCAGCAGGGGCAACAGGAGGGACAATTGTAAGGACTACACTTTCTACAGCTAATAATACGGCTTCGGATAACGACCTTGTAGTAGAGTCATTTATAATTGCAAATACTACGGTGAGGTTTACACATACTAATAGAAAGATAGTATCCTTGGCAAATAAAACAACTTATTTTTTAAATCTTTTAGGATATGCTACAGGAGGAACAATATCATCACTTATTGTCTATGGGGCTACTGGCACTACAAGGTTGATAGCAACCTGTGCTTATTTATAAACTAAAACAACTATGAAAAAAATATCGGAGTACGACAATATAACAACAGTAGCAGAGGCAGATGTATTACCTATCGTTGATGTAAGTGATACAGAACAAGCAAGTACGGGAAGCACTAGAAAAGGTAGTATAGAAAAGATAGCAGACTACTTAAAAGCGAGGGTAGAAACCTTGACGAACAAGACTCTAACAACTCCTAAAATAAATGAGGATGTAACCACAACAGCAACCTCTAGTGAGTTAAATAAACTAGACGGTACAGACGTTGTAACTGCCGATCTTAATAAATTACACGACATAACAGCTACCGCCGCGGAGATTAATCAACTTGACGATGTAGAGGTTGGAGGTACTGGTAGTGGGGATATAGTAACTATTGGTGATACGCAAACACTAACTAATAAGACAATAACTGATTCTACAATAAGTGACTATTATAATGAGGACCAATTAGACTTTTTGATAGGGGAGGAGTCTCTACAAATAGATACGGACTCTATGGATGCTTTTGGTATACTGATTAAGGTGGATAGTGACAACGCAATATATTTCTTTAGAGAGGCTACGGACCATGATAACGATAAAGGTAAAATAGTAGGGCAAAAATACACCTTCTCTACTATGACCTGGGGAACAAGGTTTGATGTTTATGACGATGCTAATGCTAATTATGATGTTAGAAACGCCTCTGGAGGAGTTATTGGTAGTAATATATATCTATTTCTTGCAAGGAATAATTATACCTCTCATCCAACACTCGATTATGTTGATGTCGGGTATATTAAATCAACAGATTTGACAGGGACCTCTTGGAGTAGTTTTAGTACAATCGAAAATGCTAACTTTACCGGGTGGGGTAGTGCTTATAGCCATCTTGTAGAAACTGGAACCCCGGGAAAATATATACAGCCAATTTATGGATGGAGTGGGGCTGGTCCTACATATTATGTCCAGTTTTTTGAAACTACGGACTCTGGTGATACATGGACACTTGGAGATACTATATATTCTGGTTCCACTGACTATACAGAGACCTCTGTTGCTAGAATTAACGACAGTAAAATGGTGGCATTAATAAGAGAAAATTCTGGTAATTATGTCTATCAGTCTGTTAGTTCGGACGATGGGGAAACCTGGTCTGCTCCAGAAGCTACTAATCTCGGACCATCAAGCGGTGTTAAGGTCCCCTACCTAATATACAGCGAACCAACCAACAGGTTGATTGCTTTGTATAAGGATAGAACCTACCCATATCCCATGAAAATCTCGGATACAGACGCTGATGAAGTTTATGCCAGTGCAAGTTCTTGGAATAAAACTAGAAATTCCCCAGTAGGAATTGTATATTCACAGGTGAGTGGATATCCAAGTATGGTTCCTATAACAGGGAGAAAATTCTTCTATGTATTCTTCTCTGATATATCAGCTTCTGACGCAGATACTTACGGGGGGGTCTATGAATTAGAGGTTCACAAAGATAGCTTTGTCGGTTGTTCTGTATATTTAAATGCTAATCAGTCTATACCAAATGGAGAACTAACTAAAGTTGGTTTGAACACTAAAAATTTTGATATTGGTTCTAATTTTGATACAACTAATAAAAGATTTGTGGCTCCTGTTAGTGGTTATTACCAGGTAAATACATCTATAGAATATGACGGAGTAGTTGATACAAACTATTATACTCTTATTTATGTCAATGGGGCAGACGCAGGAAGTGCAAAGGCTTCCTCTGCAAGTTCCTCAAATCCAGACCCAACCATTACATTATCACGTTTAGTGTTTGCTACTGCGGGACAATATATAGAGCTTTATGCATATAATGAGGGTGATGGTGCGGTAAATGCTAAAGGAACGAATATTAGAACTTATATGACCATACATTTGGTGGGAAGTACATAGTTTTGAATTAAAGAGTTATGATACAATAGAGTATGACAATATCGGGGGTACTCATAGTTAAAAACGAAGAGGTAATGCTTCCCAAGTGTCTTGATTCTATTAAGGGCGTTGATGAGTTAATTATCGTTGATACAGGATCTGAAGATAAGACTGTGGAGATTGCCAAGAAGTACACAGACAAGATATATCACTTTAAATGGTGCGATTCTTTTTGCAAGGCTAGGAATTTTGCTAATTCTAAAGCTACAGGGGATTGGATTCTCACTATCGATGCAGACGAGCAGTTACAAAACCCCGTTTCAGAGATTAAGAAGTACTTAGAGACTTTTAAGGGAGACTTGGTTAATGTAATCACAGTCGACCAAGCTAGTGGACTTAGAAACTACTTTCCCCGATTATTTAAGAGACAGCCTGATATCTTTTGGAAGGGTGATATACACAACCATTTAAGTAAGGCGACAACCGAGAACTCTCCATTTACTATAGTTTACGGACATTCTCCGGCTCACAAGAAAGACCCCGATAGGGCATTAAGAATACTGACAAGGGTGGTTAAAGAAAATCCTAAATGTATAAGAGAAAGATACTACCTAGCAAGGGAATATTGGTATAGAAAGCAGTATAAGAAGTGTATTGCAGAGCTTAACAGTTATTTAAAGGTGGCCACTTGGAGGGCAGAGATAGCTGAGGCCTATTTAATGAAATCAAAGTGTTTATGGAAAATACAAAAGGGGGAGGAAGCTAGGATAGCCTGTATGTATGCAATAATGACCAATCCTGACTTTAAGGAGGCGTTACTCTGTATGTCTGAAATGAACTACGAACCAAGGAAAAGCAAGTGGCTACAATTTGCTGAGTTAGCAAAAAACAAGGATGTACTATTTATACAGGATAATACCGAGAAAAGCAGTAGTTACTACGATAACTTGTTTGAAAAAGATAGTAATATGTTTAGGTATGAAAATATATACGAAAAGATTGGTTCACTTGTAGGAGATAAGGGTGTCCTTGATATAGGGTGTGGACTGGCAGAACTATCAAAATACATTAAAAACTATTCAGGATTTGATTTTAGTAAGAGGGCGGTTGAACTGGCCAATAATCCTAATATTTGGGTAGGAGACGCTTATGATAGAAAAAACTACAAGAAGGCCGATATTTATACAGCAACAGAGGTATTAGAGCATTTAGACGATATGAAAGTAATTAATAACCTACCAAGGGGGTCAAGATTCATATTCTCTGTACCGTCATTTGCTGATCCTTCTCATTTAAGGGTTTATACAGAAGAAATCGTTAGGTCAAGACCTTTGTACATTAATAAAATATATCGGTATAACTGGCATAATAATAAATGGGTGGAGGGTGGAAAGGAAACCCCAAGCTATATTCTTCTTGTGGATTCAAACATTGTAGACAATAATCCTGTGATATAATTAAGTAGGGATTCGAGGAACTAAATTTGACTATTTACTCATGGAAGTACAAAGAACCTCGAGGGTTAAGAACAAATACAATGACTTTTCAGGTGGTGTACAGGTGTATACTTCTCCATTATGGACTACAGATAATGAAACTCCATTTTGTCAGAATGTTGATATAAGCAGACCAGGAGAGTTAAGAAAAGCATTAGGATACACTCAATTAGGAACCACTACAGGTGGCAGTGCCCCAAGAGGGGGATTTGTATTCGACAAAGAAGACGGAACAAGTACTATTTTCAAACTTACAGGAGGGACTCTCTCTAAGTGGGGTGGAAGCTCGTGGAGTAACCTCTCAGGGTCAACTATAGACTCCAGTACAGACCCGATAGAGGCCAGGCTTATGTATATCAACACGGGAACAGGAATAGGAACAGGAGCAGACACCTTTATAGAAAGAATGTACTTTACACTAGGACTTAATGACGAAGTTAAGTACACGGAGGGTTCAACTATCGGAGAGATAGCCAATGTTTACGCCAAGCATATAGAAGCTTACAAGGGAAGGATTTATCTCGGAAATGTTAAACAAGGCTCTAAAGCCCACCCAACAAGAGTATTATACGGAGCAGTTTCTGACGACGATTTTACAGACCCAGACTTTATAGACGAATTAGGAGAGCCAGTAACGGCATTAAAAGAATACTCAGGAAGTTTGTTTATATACTCAGAGAATAAACTAGCCGCTTATGACGAATACAAATTACAAGTAATACCTGGAAGTTATGGAACTACTAGCTCGGCCACAGTACAGGATGTTATGGGAAGACTTGTGTGGTACAACCGAGGTGGAGTTTATATGTATCAAGGAGGAGGTTCTCCACAAGAGATAAGTAAAAGAGTTCAGGACTGGATTGAGGCCATATCAGATGCTAAGGAGGTTACAGCAGGAGTAGATGAAGAAGACAGATACAACCTTTACATAGGGGATGTAACAGTAGGGGGAGTTGCTTACAGCGATGTTGTACTCAGGTATGACGTTACTTTAAACGCTTGGGACATACTCCCAGACAGGCCATTTAAGTACTGGTTAAGAAAAAGAAGTGGAGGGGTCTTTGAAATATACGCTACTGATGTTGACCAAGACAGAATGTGGAGAGTAAATAATGGCAGATCGCTTAACGGAGCAGAAATAGAAAGTGTATGGCAGAGTGCAAAATTGGACATGGGACAACCTGATACACTCAAGAACTTCTATAAAGCACACGTTGTATTCAAGCCACAGGGTGTAAATGAATACTTTACATTGCAATATAGACTAGACGGGGCTACAGGTTGGAATAACATAGGCAATACTACAAGTAATGTGTCAGTAAGTGGTAGTGATGATATAGAAGTTAAGAAGTTAGAATTTCCTGGTAACACACAGGGTCAGTTTATACAGTTTAAGTTATCGCACAATTCTACTGGACACGGATTTAATTTATATGAGTTAAATATTAACAATGACGAACTCAGGTCGTGAAGAACTTAATGAGTATTTGGAAAAGCCTTTGGAATTAGAGGCTAATCAATTAAGCACCTCGGTTAACTTTTCTGCTACAAGTTTAAGTAGTGGAGGAATTGAGGGGCTTCTTCTAATCAGGAAGAACGGAAAAATTGTTGTCCAAGATTCGACTACGAACAGAATATTACTTGGGACTCAAAAAGGAGGTTTTTAATGTCAGACACAGGGCTAAAAATTACAAAAACAGGGGTTGATGTAGAGGATTTATCTTTGTTGCTTGACAAGAGAAACTTTACAGTAATATCAACAGACCAATGTATGAGAATTCAAAGTGCAGCAGTAACTCTGTCTGCGGGGAACTATTACTATACTGTGAGTTTTCTTACCGACTTAACAGTTCCTTTAAACTTGACCTTTAGAACTAATAATATTGATAACCCAACAGAATGGCAGATTTTATAGGACTTAAAATTTCGAAACCAGGGGTAGATGTAGAAAAAGCGGAACTCAAAGACCTAGACTTTCATTCAGACTACCCCCTACTTAAGATAGCGAAGACAGAACAGGGGATAAAAGATGTGTCCGTCACAGGAGTTGAAGGAATTGCCAGTGGGGGGGTTACTATTACCCACAACCTTAACTATGTTCCAAGGGTCATCGCTTTAGCCTCCATAGAGGGGGGTTTTATGAATAACAACATAGACAACTATTTTAAAATCCCTTACAGCCAGACCTCTTCTGGGGGGATGTTTGGGGACACAGTGATATATACCCTGGACTCTACCGAGATGGTTATAGAGGTATCTGGCTATGGATGGACAGAAGGGGCGAGGTTCGGCTATGCGGTATATATATTTTATGAGGATAGATAATGGCGGATTATGGATTAAAGATAACAAAAGAAGGTTTTGACATAGATTCTCAGAATCCGGACGACTATATATTCTGGTCTAAGTATAAGCCTTTAATGTTGATAGGTAAGGTTTACACAGAAATTCTCTCCCCAGCAGGGGAGACGTCAGGGAGCAAAGAGCAGTCTATTGATTTTGATTTCTTCCCCCTGGTCATGGCATTTAAGACTAACGACTTTGGGTTTTCTGGGGACCTCTTTCTTCCCTGGAGTGTCGATGGTTTTGCGGGGAGATTCTCTAGGTATGAGACTCAGAACTATTCAGAGGGGATAAGTGCTAAGATACAAAAAGGCAAGATTATTTATGATTGGTATGCCTTTGGCTACGACCCACAAATGGGGAACCAAGAGCCCCCCACTTCAAACTATACCTGGACTGTTACTGCATATATATATAACTTGGAACTAGGTCGAGAGTTGCCAGACTAGCTCCGGTATTGGTATGGTATAATTATATAAGAGTATCGAGGGCATTTATTTGTTACTAAGAAAGAATGAAAATAACCGTTAGGCCTAGAGACTCTCTAAGTGCTATTCTCAAGAGATACAATGTGCCTGGGTGGAATACTCCAGCAGTATGGAATAAACTTGCCCCCCAATTAAGGTCAAAGAATCCTAATAGAATATATGCAGGGGAAGTTATAGACCTTTCCCCAGTATTACCACAATCTCAAAAGTCCACACCAGCACCAGCGACACCAGCGACTCCAACAGCCTCAGCAGGGACTACAGCAGGACAATCAGCAGCCCCTAAGAGGGTTGCTAATTTTGCTACTGAAGTAATGCCTTTTGAGCAATTCTGGGACCCAAACCTAGCAAGAAGTGCAATAGCACAAAGAACAGCCTCTTATTTTGACCCACAAGTCCAAGGGGCTAGGGAGGGAATAGAGAGTGATTTTGCAAGTAGGGGATTAACTAGAAGTTCTCAGAGGGGTAGGGGAGTTATGGACATGATAAGAGACATGGCAGAGAAAGAGCAGACTATGAGAGAGCAATTATACGGAGGAATACAAGGACAGGCCAAAGAAGACTGGGGATTCCAGCAGAAGCTTTATGAAGACAGACCAGACGAATACCAGAAAACAACCTTTGATAAAAGTAATTATGAATACCAGTTTCCAGAAGAAAGTCCTCAGAAATACGCACAATCTTACAGAGAATGGTTGAGAAGTACATATAATATTTAAACAAACTAACAATGACAAGTGCCGAGCGTCTTAAACAATATGAGGAGATATTTAATAGAAGTCAACAGTACGACCCTTCAAGATTCCAGAGTGATTTTGAAAAGGCGTATGGAGAGGCTACTAATTACAACAAGGACTTAATAGAGCAAAGGAGTGGGGCAATAGGACAGGCTCAGGCTTTACCTGCTCAGTTAAGGCAACAGTATTCTCAGAGTGCAATACGAAACCCTCTGGCACAGGAAGCTTTAATAGCAACTCAAAGGGGGAATGTTACCTCAGACATTTCAAGACTTACCGACCTACTTGGAGCAAGGGGTGCAAGGTATGAAGATGTTTTAGGTAAACACTTGTCAGCATATCAAACAGACGCACAAAGAGCCCAAAGGGACGCAGAAAACGCATGGAGACTATACCAAGATGTGTTAGCACAAGAAGAGGCTGAGAGGGCAAGGAGAGCAGCAGCAGCACAGCAGGCGGCGTTGGCAGACTTATTTAGACAGCCACAAATAGAACAACAACCACAAATAGAAGAGGAAGAGCTTGTAATAGACACAGGAGGCGATAGTAATTGGGGTCAAAAGTTTGAAAAAAGCCAGACAACACCATTGGCACGGACAGGTTTTGGACAGGCCCTCGGAATAAACACACCAGACTGGGTAACGGCAACCCCATTTGGAACATTCTCTAATATGATAGGGAACCTTATAGGGAACAGAAACAGGCCAAACACATCATTTTTAGATAAGTTATTTGACAGGAGATAGTATGGCTATATTAAGAGGTGCGGAAGCTAGACAATGGTTAGCACAGAACCCTAACAAGGCTTACACTAACCTTACTTCCGGGGAAAGCATACCAAGGCAAAGGGGAGGGCTAGAGAAGTTTTTTACGAACCTTACAAAGCCAATTAGGACTTTCTTACCGGCAGTTCAGGAATCTGCTTATACCTTGCAAGACTTATTGAGTGCGGGGAGGGGGGATTGGAGGACAGCAGAAAGACCAGACCGATACTTAGGAATGACAGAAGAAGAGTCCACAGCCTTTAGAGAAGACCCATTAAAGCAAGGATTAAAAGCAGGTGTTGCACTTGGAGCCTATGGAGTTCCAGTAGGAGGGGGACAAGCAGCCACTTCGTTAGGAAGAATAGGAACTGCGGCAGGAAGAGGTGCAATATCAGGAACTATGTCGGGATTCGGTTATAGTGGTGAGGGGGAAGAATTGTCGGGAACCTTAACAGGTGGGGCACTAGGAGGCCTTATAGGAGGTGCTACACAGGGAATAGGAGAGGCCAGTAGGGCAATACAAGCCAAACAACAAGCAGCAGGGCGGGTGGTTGACACCATGAATGTTGACGAGATAGCAACCTTACCTAAGAAAACCAGGTCGGGGCTTTCTAAACAAGCAAAGTCCGCAGGATTCTGGGACCCAACATTATCAGAAAGTAAAAATATACAAAACTACTTGACTAACAGAGGATTTGCAGGAAACACTCCAGCAGAAACCCTTGAAAACCTAACACAGGAATTTAACAGAGCCTCCAAGCTTAAACAGGAGGGGTTAGAGGAGGTAGGGGGATTGTCAAGAGATTATCTTCGACAGGCAAGAGAAAACCTAGACGAAGCAATAAGGTATAAGGGAATAGGATTAGACTCTGAAGCAACGAGGGTATACAACGATATTGTCAAGACACTTGAAAAAGGTCCACAAGGAGCCAAGGAGTTGGACAACATAATTATGAAATGGAACGAGGCAGGAAGACTTGCAAAGGGTGCCCAAAAAACATCAACCGCAGGTCTTTATGCAGACGCAGCCAGGGAATTAAGAAATGTTATGAGAAGCACATCTCCAACCTATGACAGTGCATTACAAGCCCTTAATCAGATTTTAGGAATAGAAGATGTAGGAACAGTAGCAGGTGCGGCCAAAACAGCAGCAGGTGCAGGGCTAAATGTACCATTATTCTCAGGTGCAGGATTTAGAGGGGCAGACATTAAAACTCCTTTCGTCGGAGATACGATATCAAAAACGCAGGCAGCTATAGGAAGGGCACAGGAGGCTGGAACTGGACTGGGAGCTAATATGTTGCAAGGAGCAGCAAGGGTGGCAGAACCAGTGTCAAGAGTAGCACAACAACGAGGTGTAGTGCCAAGTATTGTAGGAGCAGCTCAGTCACTACCAGGAAGGCAACCAGAAGCCCCGCAAGAAGGATTAGGAAGTATGCTACCACCACAGGAACAAGGCCCACAGATTGACCAAATGGCCTTAATAGAGGCGGTATTAAATGGACAGATAAGTACTTCAGAGGCAGACTGGCTAATGGAAATGCTAGGTGGTGGTGCAGGTGGACAAGCTATGCCAAAGACAGACTCGGGAAGAAAAGCAATGGTAGCAAGAGACGCAGCTTTACAGGCCCTTAACATACTAGAACAAGACCCAAGTGCAGCAGGAAAATTGCAGGGAATAGAGAATGTCTTTTATGATATTACGGGACAGGCTAACACAGCAACAGAATACAAGACCCAAATAGAAGGATTGAGATCGCAGGTGTTCAATGCCTTGGGTGGAACTGCACTATCTCCGACAGAGAAGGCTCAATATGAGAAGTTCTTACCAAAGCAAAATGACAGTCCAGCACAAGCTAAACAGAAACTACAAATTTTGATTCCTATGATGGAAGCATTGATGGGGGCAGAGGTTGATACTCAGCCCCAGGATGGCTCGGCTCTATACCAAATGTTATACGGAGCACAGTAAGTTTTTATATAATTTCAAATGTCAAGAAGTCCTGAAACTAAAATCACAGTACTAGAACTCCAAATGCAAGATGTCAAAAAAGAAGTAGAGGGATTACGAAAAGATACTAAAGAGGGGTTTGACAGATTAGAAAACAAACTCGACTGTTATGTCACCAAAGAAACGTATAATAAAGACATGAAGGGCGTTTATGATAGCCTTCAAAAGAACTCGGGAACTTGGGACTGGGTAGTTAAAACTGTAATGGGATTAGTTATAGGAGCCCTAATAACCAGACTCCTAATGGGCTAACTTTTTGAACACCCGGTGGGGTAGGGTAGAGTAGGGG